AGATCTGTCCTCAGCGACCGATAGATTACCTCTATCGCTACAAAAAGCGATAGTTGAATTTATTTATCCACAATGTGGAGATCACTGAGCTACGGTACTTGTTGATAGAGATTATTCTCTACCCAAAAGTTCCGATAGGATTAGATATGCTGTTGGTCAACCAATGGGAGCCTATTCATCATGGGCTCTTCTAGCACTTACACATCATTTTATTGTGCAAGTAGCAGCATGAGAATCAGGAGTGATTCCTCATCACTGGTGGTTTTATGACTACGCAGTTCTTGGGGATGATATTGTGATTGCTAATCCTAAGGTAGCTAAAAGATATGTAGAAATTATACATCTTTTAGGTGTAGAATGTGGACTTCACAAGTCCCTTCTATCTCCTCAAGGAACAGCCTTAGAATTTGCAAAAAGAACATGGTATAAAGGACATGATGTATCTCCTATTTCCGTTAAGGAATTAGTGAGTGCATTATATTCTTTTCCAAATCTTATTGCTTTTGGTCACAAATATCAGTTGTCCATAGCCACTTTACTTAAAGTGGCTGGATTTGGATACAAAGTATTAGGAGGGCTTAATAAACCCTTATCATCTCTAAACTTTATAGTTAGAAATGTAATACTTATGTATTCCTTACCGGCTATGTCTGAGACTGGTTTCTTTTTACATGCTAAGTCATTAACTTTACTAAATTCTTGGAGTGAAAATCTTCACGAATTATTTGTTAAAGTAATGACACCGCTGTTTAAAGAATTAGAAGTAAAATTATTCTTATCGTTCCAAGAATGGAACAGCAAGAATATGAAAAGAGAAGCTACTTATCTTCACAACACTTTCGTGTTAATTGAAGGTAGAGAGCTATTAAACTCAATTCAAAGTTTTACTCCTACCATCCCAGCGCTTTCTCCTAACATCGTTTTAAGTCAATACTTAACCTTTGTTAAGGAAGCTGCTCCATATTATGAAATAATTTCTCTTGATACTAAATCTAATAGTAGATTTGGTATTGAAGCGAAAACTATTCTTGTATGGAAAGCCTGGACAAAAGCTTTAGTTTCTTTTTCTAAAGCAATCGTTCAAGATTCAAAATAACTCAGGTATATATATAGCCAATTCTATATGAAGGGTTATAACTAATATCAATGAGATTAATCTCTAGATTCTTGTTATCTTACCACTCCGCTAGAATAACTTCTCAGGCAAAACACTTATTAAAAGTGACTAATCCAATTCTAAAAGTTACACAACCAGTTGTGTCTACTTTTGGAGTAGTTCAGTTAACAAGATACTTGTTAGCTGAATGGTTCCTATCCTTTATAGGAATCGGAATTTTCTACTTCCTAGTAAGTGTATTGATCACTATCTTAACTGAATCCAGTATAGATAGTGTACCTGCACTAGCTATTTTAAGCGGTGCCTGCAAACCTATCATTGACGATGGTTTACAGTTTATAGACCAAGTTTGTGAGGTAATTTCTCCTGGAAGATCTTTCTTCTGGTGGAAATTAGGGTCAATTATGTCCATACTTAACAGTTGGATAATAATTTGCTCTCAATATGATAACTTAAAGGAAGTTATCATGACCTCAGAATCTTATATAGATGTTTTAGGATCTCTTTGCGGGTTGTATAAATCTATGATTTTACAACCTTTCTTTGAAATCTTAATGGCACCTATATCATGGTATATGAACGGTACAACCGGTCTTTCGACTAATGTTTGGTTAAATTCTTACCAGTGGCTTATCACATTTATCTATGAAGGAGTTGTGACCTTCTATAGAGATGTGTGTTACATGATTACAACAGGATATCATCCTTTTGTAGTTAATGTAACACTTTATGATGCCTCAGGGGAATTAATCGAGTCCTATCCAGTAGGTTCTTTCTCTACTAACGATCAGGAGACAGTATTATTTGATTCTGAGATGAATCAAAATGATCTTGAATCTGACGAAGTAGAAGATCCGACAACCCCAGTTGCTTCTTCATCTGAAGAAGTGTCTAGGGCCTGGCATAGTGAACTAGATAGATACATGCCGAAAGGTGGTGTATCAACCGAACAAGTGTATGATTGCGGTGCATCACATAATAGTGATGATTGCTCTCCTACCTTAGTCGAGGTAAGTCCAGTATCAATTTCCTACTTAAGAATGATTGGAGTAATGATTACATTACATCCATACATCTTAAGTCCGGTAGTTGCAACTATTGGATATAGTTTTGCGAAGATAACAATGAGCGCAATATTAAATTAGTAACTTAATATTATACTCTATAGTTACCTCTGATGAGAAATGGGCTTGTCTATACAAGGCAAATTATCATCTTTTACGATAATTTGTCACAAGTTAATTAACACATCTTAGTGTCAATTCTTCCCAAACTTGCGAAAGCACCC